GGCACACCTGTTCACTACAACGATCTCCATAGATGACGCGGCGGGGTGCAGAAGGCACCCGCTTTGGATGGCACAAGCATTCAACTGACGCTTGCGTGCACGTAGGACGTGACTAACTACCCCACCGAAGTGGGTCCGACGGAGCCGTTAACGAGCGCATGTCCAGTCGTCCGGAAGGGGCCGGTACTTTCCCTTAGATTTGGGCCTACTTATGGGGTGTTCCAATACAACGCGGCGCAGGCTCGGCCGAGAGGGCCCCGGGTACCTAAACCAGGGGCTGATCCAGATAGACATCATTCCACTTGGGATCCATGTCCTCATGGAGCTTTGTCACGTTAGTGACGAATCCGTGCTCAAACAGTGCATACTCCTTTTCCAACTGGCGCTGAGCAAACACGCTCAGTTGGATCTTACTGGCAACCATGGGCCTCAGAGCGTCGTCAGGATCGGCGCCGTAATCGCACCGAAACAAATCATCGACCGACACATCCCCGCTGCTCATAAACCAGGGTAGCGCCCGGGTGTTCTCACGAATAACACGGCGCAACACACCCTTGTTCAGACGCGGCAACAGATGTCGCACCAGACTACGCGCAATCACGCCGACCAGTGGCGTGTGTCCATCGGTGAAATAATAGGACATGGCCTTAGCGCACAACAAATACTCCTTCTTCTTATCGCTGGTGGTAGTATGGAATTTGGCCAGAGATCTCATGACATCACACATACTCCGTACCTCGCCGGCCACTTCGCAGAGAACACGCCCACAAAACATAGCGCCGTCCAGTCTCTCGTGCTTGACCATCTTCACCGAAAAACCCAGACTCTCCATGGCCGCCGGCAGGCTTCCAGCAGAACGCGAGGCATCAATCCCCACGACGCAATCATCGCCCTCGCAGAAAGCACGAAACCCGGTACCAGTGGAGAGGCACACCCAGATGAGAAAGGCGTTTATCTCCCCATTCGCTATACTGGTATGGGCGTCCCCACTGGCACGCGTGCCAGGCATGGAATAACGCGTGCCAAATCTGCTCAGGCCATGCACTTTAGTCAACTTCGAAATAGCCTGATAGTAAAGGGAATGGCTATAATTGAAGGGGTCCGTCAGCAACATCCGCTCAACGTTCTCCAAAATGGGTGCAGTGATGTGTTTATCAAAACGGCTGTGGTCCAACTCCACAATCTGCCCGTAATCCAAAAGAGGTTGTAACTTCGCGTCACGGGCACGCGGATTGAGGCCCTTAACCAGGTACGGCGACTGATGTGCAGAATGCTCAATGGCGGACACGTACGGCCCCAGAAGGCACAACAGCTGATCCTTCCGCTGCGAGATGTTACGCGGGTCCGTAGCACTCGTACTGGTCTCCTTCTTGAGGAAATTGGAGATGTTCATATCGCGGCCAGAAACGAAATTGTCATTCACGAGCTGCTCCCAGGCCACACTAAGCCTCTTACGGGCAGCCCTCGGATACCGAGACACCCAAGTCTGGAACGAAAGCGGGTTCAGGAGGCCACGCTCAGGATGCCACTGGTGGGAAGCGCGAAAGGCAGAGTAAGCGTTCTTAACAACGCAATGCAGGCCCTCCTCCCACTCCAAACGGTAGGTCTCATAACGGCCATCGCAAGTAGCCAACCGGACAGTGCCGACCGAGGACCTCACAAGGCGGGGTGTCAACCACTGGACCTCGCCGTCGACTACGCGCCGGTCAGGACGCAACATCTTCAGCAGCTCAAAAGACGGGCCCTGGCTAGGTGTTGAAACCAGGATCATGCGAGGCGACCGATCAACCCAACGTCCCTCGTCGTCCCTGTCCGCGTCGTCCCAAGCCTCCAACTCATCGGCAATAACCGTACGCCAATCGTCCCGCATGCCCAATGAGCGCCAGCCCCGGTCCATACACCATTGATCAGCACGCAGCTCGTCATAGCCACCACCAGGGACAACACAAAAACACACCTGGGTGGCATTCGGTCCGACACACTGGGGTGTGGGCCTTGCCATCCAGGGGTGCGGTTGCAAGCTAGGGCCAACAACGCGGGTCGTAAGGCTGGCCTCCATGTTCTCAACACAATTCAAAGGCCCAGCTATGACGGCAGTCGTCAGCGGAGGCATGATGGAACGTATCGAACACTTAGAGACAGCCTTCGTATCATAACCCCGCTCCGGTAGAAAGGCGAGGTTGTCCAAGTCAGAGCGAGAAACGTAGCCCATCAACGTGCTCTCCTCGTATGTGAAAGGATCGATTATTTCAGGCAAACGAGTGAATTCCAAGGACTCAGCGAGGTACAGGGCCAGCGGGCGGAGCGGGGTATGCGCGAGATAAAGGCACACAGTGAGCCACCGTGAATCGCACGTCATAAGGCCGCCGCGTCCAACGGGCACACCACGCGCAAGGACATCACACCTGATGCTGCGCAGAATGGCTCGCTCCAGCACATAGCCGGCCAACGATGGGAATGGGTTCTTAACCAACAACCGGCATGTCTGATGGACGAGTGGCATGTCAGCGCGCGTCAGCCCAACACACAGGTTGATCACCTCATCAACCTGTGCCATGGGGAATCGCCTGATAGAGCCATCGGCCATGTCCGTAAAGGTCAGATGCGTGTCGCCCTCGTCGATGTAAAAAGGGCGACCACGCTCATAACGGTAGCCTCGACGGTGTGCGCCGCGGAGCGCACGCCAGAACGCGTAGACTGCGGCAACCCAAATGCCGCAGAGTACGGGGATTATCATAGGGTTTTGATTGGGGTTTGTGGGGTTAAAGGGGG